TTCCGTGCTTCTGGTGGTTCTATCATGCCGGGTAAGCCTTACATCGTTGGTGAACGTGGTCCTGAATTGGTTATTCCTCGCCACGCTGGCACGGTGATGAACGCTAACCAGACTGCTAGCACCCTTGGTGGTAATGGTTCTGGTAACGTAACTGTGCAGAATAACATTACTGTGACAGGTAGTGATGCTGCTATGGTTAGGGCCGAGGTTGCTAAGATGATCCCGCAAATCACCAACGCTACAAAAGCTGCGGTTATTGATGCTAAACAACGTGGTGGTCAAATGAGTGCCGCATTTCGCTAAGTGAGGAAAGATGCCTATTACATATCCCCTGAACACCCCGACTAACATTGGGATTGCTAATATCACCCTCATGGCTGAAAACGCTGTTGCTGTTAGCCAATCTCCGTTCACCTTCGCACAACAGATTGTAGCCCATCCCGGTCAAAGGTGGGCTGCATCTATCTCTCTTCCGCCCATGAAACGACAGGATGCGGAGGCTTGGGTTGCTTTCCTTCTGAGCATGAAGGGTCAAGTTGGAACATTCCTTCTTGGCGATCCTAACTGTCAGACGCCCCAAGGCTCTGCTTCCACTACTGCTGGAACTCCTGTAGTTAGTGGTGGTGGTCAAGCTGGTGATAGCCTCGTTATTGATGGCCTACCCCTTAGCACTACGAATTATCTTATTGCTGGCGACTACATTCAGCTTGGCTCTGGTGCAACGGCAAGTCTGCACAAAGTTCTTACTAATGTTGATACTGATAGCACAGGTGGTGCTTTGCTTGAAATCTGGCCTTCGCTTAGGTCATCTCCTGCTGACAATGCCCCTGTTGTTGTAGCCAACACTAAAGGACGTTTCCGCCTTAAGGAAAACATGACCCAATGGAGCATCAACGAGATTAGTTCCTACGGTATCACCTTTGACTGCGTAGAGGCTCTGTAATGTCTACTATCAAGATTTCCCAACTCCCCTCTATCACAGGTGCTAATACCGCTGGCACCGACCTTATCCCTCTTGTTGATGTGTCTCTCAACGTCACCAACAAGATCACTCGTAGCGAATTTTTTCTTAATGTTCCCGCCACCACCATTACTGGCGACCTGACCCTTGCAGACAAAATCGTCCATTCTGGCGACACTAACACTGCCATCCGCTTCCCTTCTGCTGATACGGTGACTGTGGAGACGAGTGGCTCTGAGCGGTTGCGGATCGACAGCAGCGGGAACGTAGGGATCGGGGCAACGCCTTTTTACCGTCTCCATGTCGCGGATGCTACCCTCACATCGACCACTGCTGGCAGCAACATCGCGGCAAGACTTCAGTCGAACGGCGCTGGCGCTGACGTAAACCTTCAGTTTTCAGACGGCGTTTCGAATGCTTCTCAAATTGGCATGGTCGGTGGAAGCGTATACGTAAGAACGGCTGGCTCTGAACGCATGCGCCTTGATGCATCGGGCAACGTCGGGATCGGGACGAGCAGTCCTGCTGCAAAACTTCACATTGTTCAAACCGACCCAGCGATCAGGCTTACCCGCACGACTGACTTTTTCTATGGTCAGCTTTCTGCTGATGGGTTCTCTGCATATACAAATACCAACGACAACGCGCCGATCATCTTCAAGACGGCAACCAACGAACGCCTCCGCATCGACGCCAGCGGGAACGTAGGGATTGGGACGAGTTCCGTTTCGTCTGTTTTTGGAACAACAGTAAAGGTCTTTAGTTCTGGAAGCGGTGGCACACTTGATGTCGGCGGTTCTACTGTGAATGCCAGACTGTTTGGGTCTGAGGGATTGTCTATTGCTGGGTTTGGCACATCAACAAACCACCCCTTCATCCTTTTTACCAACGACACCGAGCGGCTGCGGGTGGATGCGAGTGGGAACCTCCTCATCGGCACAACTACGTCTGGCGGTTCCAAACTCCGCATTTCCGGACTTCCCACGTCCTCCGCTGGCCTGTCCGCAGGCGATGTGTGGAATGACGGCGGCACCCTAAAGATCGCATAAGGAGACCACCATGCAGCAACTCTACACCCTGCTCGGCATCTACGTTGAGCGCCTCGAAGTCGTCACGGCCAAGCTGGCTGAAGCCGAAGCCCGCATCAAACAGCTTGAAGCTGAGAAGGAATCCGACAAATGATCGACTATACTTGGAGCATTGCTACCTGTGAGCATGAAGTTGCTACTGGTGGTATCACCGTGGCCCACTGGCGCGTGACTGCCGTTGATGGCGACTACAGTGCATCTGCTTATAGCACTTGTGGTTTTACACCTGATGCTACTGATCCCAACTTTAAGCCTTACGATGAAGTGACCGAAGACGAAGTGCTTTCTTGGGTCTGGGCTTCTGTTGATAAAGAGGCTACGGAAGCCTCTCTGGCACAACAGATTGAAGCACAGAAAAACCCTGTGACTGCAACTGGAACCCCTTGGTAACTGACCTTAATAACGAGAGTTCCCCGATATGTCAAGAGATTTGCCAACAGACTTTATTACTGAGTTGACCTCAGATGTAGTCTACCCTTTCTTTGCTGTTGAACTGGACTTCGCTAGTGGCCCCCTTTACTTCTGGACAGGGTATGGCGATCTCTTGATTGACGGGCTAACTTATCTTGGTGCTGGTCAGCTTGTCAACATTTCCTCTGTGGAAGAGACAACAGAAATTGAGGCTAAGGGTGCTACGATCACTATGACGGGCATCCCTTCCTCTTTCTTGTCTCTGGCACTACAGGAACCCTATCAAGGACGAGAGTGTAAGATTTACTTTGGTCTGTGGTTGAGCAACAAACGCATTGCCACTGAGGCTGATGTCACTACTACATCAGAAGACTTGTTTGAGTTTGTTGTTGAAAGTGGAACTAGGTATCTTGTAGAAATCTTCTCTGGTGAACTTGACCAGATGAATATCTCGGAAGACGCCTCGACCTCTACTATTGCTGTTACTGCTGAAAACGTACTGATTAAACTGGAACGTCCTGTTGTCAGACGTTTTACTGACCAAGACCAAAAGTCTCGTTTCCCCACAGATAAAGGTCTAGAGTTTGTTGCTTCCTTGCAAGACAAGGAAATCTATTGGGGTAGAACTGCTAAACAATAAGGAAGGCACCCGACATGCCTATTACCTATCAACAAGAGTCTATTGCTTCTTATCGTCAAGAGGCAGAAGCTTTGCTACAGTTGCATTGGGAAGAAATTGCCCTCAATAAACATGCGATCAAACTCAATCCTGATTGGGATGCTTACTACGATCTTGAAGAAACAGGACACTTGAAAATCTTTACTGCTAGGTTAGATGGTAAACTGATTGGGTATTTTGTTGTCATTTGTAGGAATCATTTGCACTACAAAGACGATTTGTTTGCCTTCAACGATGTTCTGTATCTTCATAAAGATTACAGGAAAGGGCTTACTGGTGCAAAACTGATGAAGTTTGCAGAGAAGTGTCTTAAAGAGGATGGTGTCTCTGTCCTTGTAGTTAATACAAAACGACATAAACCGTTTGATATTCTGTTGTCTTGGTTGGGCTACAAACATGCAGAGAATGTCTATACAAAACTATTGAGGGAATGACATGGCTGTTTCTGCTGTAATGGCTGCTATCTCTACGGCAACCACCGCTTTCACCACTGGTGCTTTTATCCTTGGTAGTGCGCTTACTCACTTTCTCGTTTCTACAGCAATGGGTGCTGCCCTTAATGCCCTTTCTCCTAAACCTAAACTGGCAAGTGCTTCTAGAGGCTATAGTATCAATGGTGAGAGTGGTTCCGCTTTAGATCACCAGATCATCTACGGTACTGTCCGTGTGGGTGGTGTTCGTATCTATGATACCGCTACAGGCACTAACAACAACTTCCTTCACCGTATCCTTGCCTTTGCAGGCCATGAGATTACAAGTTATGATGAAATCTATCTGAACGATGAAGTTGTAACTTTGGACGGTACTGGTAACGTGATTTCCCCTGCACGTTACAATGGATATGTTCGTATCAAGCGTTACTTCGGCACGACAACCCAAACTGCTGATGCTGACTTGATCGCTGAAACAGCTTCGTCTGTCGATGGGAAATGGACTAGCAATCACCGCCTTCAAGGTATTGCCTACCTCTATGTACGCTTTCAGTACAACGCTGACGTTTTCCCTAATGGAATCCCTGTTGTATCGGCAACAATCAGTGGGAAGAAGGTGTATGACCCTCGTACTGCCACGACAGTTTTTTCTGACAACCCTGCACTCTGTCTTCGTGACTACCTGACTTCCGACTATGGTTTTGCACAACCTTCCTCGCGGATTTCTGACACTCAGGTTATCACGGCTGCAAACATCTGCGATGAATTGGTCAGTGGCAATAAGCGATACACTTGTGATGGCAGCTTCGTAACTTCTTTTGCTCCTAACCAAGTGCTGTCTGACCTTCTCACTTCGATGGGCGGTCTGTTGTGGTACTCGCAAGGTAAGTGGCGAATGAAGGCCGCTAAATATGTGACACCCACAGTTACGCTTGATGAAAGTGATCTTCGGTCTGGTATTAACCTCTCCACCCGTCACTCTCGTAGGGCTAACTTCAATACTGTTAAAGGCACTTTCAAAGGTCCAGAGTCGGACTGGCAAGAGGCTGACTACCCGTCTATCACCAGTTCGGTTTACTTGACTGCTGATAACAACATTGTCAGTACGTTTGACTATCCTCTGCCGTTTACAACTTCCTCTGTTACAGCACAACGAATTGCTAACATTGCCCTTCGTCGTAATAGAGAACAGTTGACCTTCTCGGCTAACTTTGGTCTTAAGGCTTTGCAAGTCGAAGTTGGTGACTTTGTTTATGTCAACAACACAAGGTTTGGTTGGACTAACAAGGTCTTTGAGGTTACTAACTGGTCCTTTGGTCTTGTGGAAGGTCTTGATCTTCAAGTACAGATGACCCTTCGTGAAATCAGTTCTGCTGTTTTTACGGATGAAGACCCTGCCGTGTTTGAAAACAACAACACAAACCTTCCTAGCCCGTTCTTTGTTGAACCTATTGGTGTTGCACTTTCGAGTGTTGTCCGAGTTGTTAACGAAAACGTCTATGACGTTATTGTTGTTGATGTTTCTGCAACACAGGTAGTTAACGTGGAACGTGTTGAGGTTCAGTACAAGCGTTCTCAAGATAGTGTTTGGGCTGTTGCTGGTGTCGGTGATATTGGCTCTTACGAGATTGTCGCTGTTGATAGTAATAGCAACTATGACATTCGTGTTCGCTCTTATTCCTATCTTGGTGTTAAGAGTGGTTGGGTTTACTATAACAACTTCCAGCCCGTTGGTCTTGCTGCACCGCCAGCTAACGTGACAAACTTCAATGCTAACGTGAATGGTCCTGTTATAAACCTTGGTTGGGATGCTGTCCCTGACCTTGATCTGTCTTACTACAAAGTTCGTCATGCCTTGGAAGAAACTGGCGCAACTTTTGCCAATGCTACAACAGCTATTGACAAGGTTAGTCGTCCTGCTACGTCTGTTGCTATCCCTGCAAAACCGGGTACATACTTCATTCGTGCTTATGATAAATCTGGCAACGCATCTGTCTTGGCTACCCCTGTTATTGTTAAGGCTACCACAATGGAGTCCTTTACCAATAACCTGACCTTGACGGATAGCCCCACTTTTGCTGGTACGAAGACAGGTTGTTCTGTTGTTTCTGGTCAACTCAGGATTACTGCAACAACCCCTGCAAGTCGGACAGCTACCTACACAATGAGCAATTACATTGACACTGGTGCTGTACGTAGGGTCCGTTCTAGGATCGACCTTAACGTAAACCGTTTCGATGCTAATGCTGGTTTGTGGGACGCAATGCCGGGAACTTGGGATAGTTGGGCTGGACTTTGGGACGATTGGACAGGTGGTACTCAATTCGCTGATACAGATGTGTTGACTTATATCTCTATCACTGAACAAGACCCTGCTGGTACACCTACATGGTCAGATTACCAACTGTTTAAGGCTGGTGACTTCTACGGACGAGCCTTCCGTTTCCAACTGGTTCTCAAATCTGAAACTGCAAGCGTAACACCTAGTATTTCTGGTTTGACTGCCAGAGTTCAATATAACTAAAGGAACCCCGATATGGCACAACATGATTATGTCATTGACAACCAGTCTGCTCCTGCCGCAAGGTCTGATATTAACAGTGCTTTGCAAGCTATTGTAACACAAAATTCAGGGGCTTCGGCCCCTGCAACAACCTATGCTGACATGATTTGGTACGATACTGCAAACAACCAGATCAAAAAGCGTAACGAAGCAAATAGTGCTTGGATTACTCTTGGCACTATTAACGAAGTTACATCGAAGTTTACACCAAATTCTGAAATTACTGTTTCTGAGATTGCTGCTGCAACTCTTGTTACTGCATCTGAGGGAATTGGTTCTAACAACAACGATGTAACCATTCCTACAAGTGCTGCTGTTAAATCTTATACAGATGCGGCTGTAGCTGGTATTAGTACAGCTTCGTCTGTTTATCTTGGTCAAATCAACACCACCTCTGGTACAACACAAACACTCTCTGGTCTTACCCTGACCCCTTACAAGAGACTAGAGTTTGTTCTTGCCAACGTAACCACAAACGTGGCAGGAAGTACCCTTGGCATAATCAACGGCACTTCCCCTCAATACAAAATTGGAGATGCTTATGTCGCTGGGGCTGCTTGGAGTGGTATTGGTAGGCTTGATCTTGCAACAGGGGTTTCGGCCTTCTCTGTAAAAATAGCTTCTTCTACAGGTTCTTCGGCGTCTCTTAGTTCTGTTGTGCTAACATCTTACTTCACAAACTCGACTTCTGTAACCTTTGGATGCACTAACAACTTTACAGGCGGTTTTATCCAAGTTTGGGGGATTACCTAATGGAATACTTTGAAGTAATCACAAACGCAGTTACGGGTGAACAAACTGTTCGGCCCTATACACCAGAAGAAGTTGCTGAAATTACTGCACCACCTTCTAAGGAAGTGCAGAAAGAGGCTCGTAAGGTTGCCTATATCTCTGAGGCCGACCCTTTGTTTTTCAAGGCACAAAGGGGAGAAGCTACTATTGAAGAATGGGAAGCCAAGGTGGAAGAAATTAAAGCAAGGTATCCCTACCCTGCTGAATAAGGATTACTACAATGTCTCTTAAGAACAAAGTTTCTGCTGGCGTGACTGTCGCTGTGCTTGCACTTGCAACACCCTTTATTGCTAAATGGGAAGGTCTTGAAACTAAGGCTTATAGGGACATTGTAGGTATCCCAACAGTTTGTTATGGTGAAACCCGTGGTGTTAAAATGGGTGACACTTATACAAAAGAACAGTGTTATGCAATGTTAGAGAAGTCTGTGAAGGAATACTATGATGGTCTTAGCCTTTACATGACAAACCCTAACATCCCTGTAGGTGTTCAAGCCTCTTTGGTCGAACTGGCGTACAATGTCGGGATTGGAACGGCTGGTAACTCGACCATGATGAAGTTGGCAAACCAAGGGAAGTATGCAGCCGCTTGCAATGAACTACGGAAATGGGTCAAGGCTGGTGGCAACACTGTTCAAGGTCTTGTCAATAGACGACAAGATAGTAAAGTGCAGTTGTGCATGAGGGGGCTACGATGAAGGTCTTGGCCCTCTTTTTCTTTATCCTATTGTCT